GCGGAAACCGTGATAATCGCACAGAAACGCCACCCCGCGCATGGGATCTCGTTATCACTTCGGGCGGTGTTAGGGATCTGATCCCCCCCCTACCAATTTCGACCGGACTTTCCGGTTAACGCCTGTTAGGGTGCCAACGTCCGCTTTCCGCAGCCGCATCCTCGCTTGGTCGGCTCCGTCCCTTCGACCGTTACGGCAGCCCACTTGCCCCGCGGGCACGACTCGCTAGCCACGCGGATCTTGGCTCCGGTGAAGCAGCCGCACTCACGGCAGCGACCGCAGTCGTGCGCGTCGCACTCGAGGCAGGCAGCCCAGCGGGATCGCACCGTCTCGTCGCAGGCAGCCTGCACCCCCAGCGCGGCCTTCGCCACGCCGACGGCTCCTCGGACGAGGTCGCCAACGGATGGGCTCTGGTCGCCGTCTCCACGCTTCCATCGGGTTGTGTGGCTCATGGCGTGATCCTCGTCACGATGATCTCGTCCGGCACGCCGCGCGCGATCGCAGCATCGCGAGTCAGCGCGTTGCATCCGCCAGGTGTCGTGCAGGTGCACTCCGTAGCGTCGACCACAGTTGAAAGCGAATAGCCGGATGATGGTTCGATGTCTGTCAACAGCGTCCAATTGAGGCAGTCCGTCCCATCCTCTGCAGCCACGCCGGGAGCCTTTCGGTATTGGATCGCAGAGAGGAGCGGCACGCTGGCAAGCGATATCGTTGCACGGTCGAGCTTCAGCACTCGAGTAGCCCCAGCGTTCGTCGATGTCGAATACAGGCGCGGATCGTGACATCCGCGATAGTACGCGGTGATTGTGTTCGACACGCTCGTCGGACCAGAGAGATCACCGTACGAGGTTTGGCTAGTCCATCCCTTCGTGTAGTACCGCTGCCACACCTTGAACTGGATAGCCACTTCCGTCTGGCAACAGCAGTCCGTGAAGGTGCACGCACCGCATCCTGCGGTCGTGTTCATCGTGGTGCTCGAGCATCCTCCGGTTGTTGCGTCGGCGTTGGCGCAAGCAGTAGTAGCACGAGTCCGATGTCGATACGCGCAGCCAGATGTCAGGATCGTCGGGTTGCCGTCGGGTCCGTTCGTGCTGGAAGTCAGAGAAGCTACCCAACCGCTCGAAGACGTTGAGCCGGCCCAAGTGAATCGCAGCGTTCCGGCTGACGAGTACGGCGCCTCAACCGATAGACCGCCTTGCACGGCCGTGAAGTTGATCTGCCAAGCATGGCAACATGATCCGGCTCCGCGGAATTGGATCTCTCCGGTGTCATCAGAGAGGAGACGGCACTTGACCGAAGATGTGGTCTCAACGCATGGGAAAGCGTTGCCTGGCGGAGAGCAGCCGTATGAAACAGGGTACTCGCAGTAGTTCGGATATGGAGTGATGTCCACCCAGATCAGAAGCGCGGTCTGATTGTTGAGTTCAAATCCGCAGGATGTGGTCTCGCGCTCTACCCCAATGTCGAGGATATAGGCGTTCGCTGCGTTGATCGGCGTGATGGTGTTTGAGTTGCAATATAGGTACGTCGTTGTCGGGCTTACACAAGCTCCACCAAAGTTGGTGCATTCTGGCGTGCTCTGAAAGTCAAACCCACAACGACCGCAATACAGACCGTGAACGACATCGTCCTCGTCGATGTATCCAGTCACATCCTCGACAACGATCTGCACATCGTTGCATCGTTGATTGACTTGAACGAACCCGCTGCTGCCGGGAAAAGCGATTTCGTAGACGAACTGACTTCCCGTCACGGGCGAGTAATTTTCCGGGCCCGCGCCACACGCACATGGACTTGCGACGCAACAACAGGCCCGAGACGGGTTCAGCATGGCTTCACTTCTTAAGCCACTTGGACAGCAGTCGGAAATGACCGACGATGAAGCCGGCGGTGAGACAGAGACCACACGCCCAGATCGACCCGATCAACGATTCAATGCTTGCGAGCAACATTGCGAGAGCCCTTCTTGCGATTCTTCCGAACAGGTTGAGGTGGCGCGGTGCGCCGGAAAGCCTCGTCGAACATCCTATCGCGTTCGCGCATAGCCCACACGCGCTCGCGCGCATCGTCGCCGCCGACCTCGATCAACTCGGCCGCGAGTTCGGCGTTGCGACGCTCGGCCGGCGTGATGAGGCCGAGCCATCCTCGCACGAACTTCCCGAGGCCCAAGTGCCACACGAGGAACGCCACGCCAGAGATCGAGAGGGCGATGAGTCCGTAGGTCACGACCTCGGCCCACCACGGCGTGATGTTCGTCGTGCCCATGAGATACACCTGCACGGCATCGACGAGTCCGAGGATCTGCTCTTGTTCCACGATGCCCCCCTCGGCTTGCGTGCGGATCACCGGGATCGACGGATCCGGCTTCCAGGTCTCCTCGTGGATCGTCTCGAACCGACGGCCGCTCGACCTCGCGAGCGTGCCGATCTCGTTCGAGGATCGCGCGATCTTCTCCGTGGCCGTCGAGCACCCGGCGAGCACGGCGCACACGATTGCGAGCGCGCGTGTCATGGCTCCTCCCATAGCACGGCCTCGATGGCATCGCACGCGGCCGTACGGGTTGCTTCCTGCCCGTCCCAAGTTACGGCGAGGATCGAGGCTTGGAGGGTGTGGTAGAGATCTCGACGGGCAGAGATCGCCTCAACGATCGGCTCGATCGGCACGATCCCGAGTGCGGCGTTGCGCTGGGTGTGCTCCGGCGCGACCGCAAGGATCGATGCCGTGCACGCGGTGCGGATCCGATCGAGGTGCTCCGCGCGTGTTCCCTCCACCGTCCGCGTGTCCTCGATCGTTACGCTGCCGTCGGGATGATGGAGGTAGTGCTTCGGCATGGTCAGTACGCGGAGATGAGCGCAACGAACTGGTTCGTCGAGCCGTCGTTATATCGGAATGTCGTTGGGGCAGGATCAGCTAGGTCGTGCGAGCCGATATCGGCATACAGCCCGGTGATGCAGTCGTTCGCAGCCGTGTCGAACACCCCGAGCGGATTAGACGCTCTGGCACTGATCCGACCGAACGATCCGGCAGCGGTCGAGTAGATGACGGCCACCCAGTACAGGCCTGGCGAAAGCGTGACCAGCGGCGTTCCCGTGGCCGCGTTGTAGCCAAATCCGCCGCCCGTAGCGATCGCCGCGCTGGCGTACAGACGGGTGCTAGGTCTGCCGTGTGTTCCATCCGGCTTGTAGATCGCGAACTTCACATTGCCTCCGATAGTGCCGAAGGTCTGCGAAGCGATTGCCTTCACATCGACGGAGTGCGGAATGTAGAACAGGTTGTAATGGGCTCGATTCGCCGTCGGAGTCCCTCCGGCCGCGCACGCGTTGGCGTTCAGAGGCATTGAGTAGATGCGTGCGCTAGATCCCGTCGATGCGTCGATGCCATCGGCAGGAAGCCTTGGGCAATGAAAGGACTTGTCCACCCACGAGTTCGCGATCGTCGCGTTCGTCTGGAGTACATAGCCGGCCGTCGGCGATGTCGGCTCCGCGAGGAACCGACGGATCGCCTGCGTCGTGCCGTTGTCGGTCTCGACGAAGAGCGCGCCGTCGTAGTAGTTGATCGCGAGCTCGCCCTGCGCGAGTTCGCCCGTGGTCGGTTCCTCGCCTGTGTCGCCGCTGCGCTTGTGCTTGATGATGTCGGCCATCAGGTTGCTCCGTACTCGCCGCCATCGAGTTCCTGCACAAGCCCAGATGGGCAGGATCCGAAGATGCGGTTGGGCGCGACGAACTCGTAGGAGATCGCGCCATCGGTAGCGCGACGCATGATCATCTCGACTGGCGTACCTGTCGGCACCGGGCCGATGTAGAAGCCGTCGGCATCGTCTAGCTCAAGAGATGTCACCGCGAATCCGTACGCAGTGGTGGCGTTGTTGCCAAGTTCCAGCAGGTTGACCGCGAATGCAGTACTGCTTGTGCCTTGCCTAGGATTGGTCATCGATGACAAACTGGACGTGGTCGCATTCGCGCGCTTCTTCTCCGTCCAGGCATACTTCCACTTCGCCGTGCCCGCAGTGAAGATGGTCGATCCGTCAATCGTCGCCACGAATCGATCGACGATCGGGATCTCACCCGTACGATCGGTAGGCTGAACCGACTGGACGGCACCGTAGATCTCCTTCCACGTCGCTGGCGTAAGCGCACCCCAGCCCTTGGAGATGATCGGTTTCATAGGCCTGGCAGATCCGCGAAGTTCGCAGTGTTCGGGAATGGCTGCTTCCAGTAGACCGGATATGCCTTGCCGGCGTATGTGCCAGTGCCCGTCTTTTGCGGTCGACCGTCTTCAGCACGGTCTGGCGATTGGCGACAGTGTGCCGCGCCGTCCCAGATGAACGTGTAGGTCACCTCGTAGAGGTCATAACCGATGCGAGACTGGCGCGATCCGACGAACAACACATAGCCCGCCGATGCCCCCTCGAATGTCGCACTGTTGCGCTTGCCGACCATGCTGCGTACGGTCGACGGATCCAATTGGCTGCCCGTGAGCTTCTTGGTGATGGTGATCTCCTGCTGCGGATAGACAACCGTCAGAGGCTCGCCGCCGTTGTCGATCGGCTGTCCCGCGATGTCGCTCTGCGCTGGGTTGTTCAGATTGGCAGGAGCAGGCATCGCTGTGGAACCGTCGATCCGCCACACGTCAAGCAGTTCCGCTCGAGTGGTCAACTCCTTGCGCTCGTAGTTGGCGATGATCTCGAAGTCGTTGCCGCGATTGTTGTAACTGACAGTTGCCACCCAAGTCTTCGCCGCGCTGCCTTCGACCACTTGCAGATCGATGTTGGTCAGCGTGGCTCCGGTGATGCCAGCCGTGGCCGTATATGCGGCTCCGAGCGTATATCCAGCCGTGGTGAGCGCCGAGTATGCATCGCCGATCGTGCCGCCGCTGACATCCGTGATGATCAGGCGGAGCGTGGCCGTGCCGCCGTCGTTGGCTAGCTGATGGCCGATAGTTTGGATTCCAACAGTCGCTGGCATACGGTCCTCAATTGATGGTCGACATCATATCGGCGATGTTCTGGTTCAGCTTGCGCAGTTCTGCCGTCTGCGCCTTGGATTCTTGCGCAATCATCGCATCCCAGTCTTGCTTGGTAAAGGGTGATGCGATGGCGACTTTCACAGACCCCAAAGCCGTCGAGAGCGACTCGGTCATGGATTCGCGACGCTGGCGCATTTCGTCTACGCGCTTCCGTGCAGATTCCTCTTCGCGGGCGACACTCTCCTCAAGTTCGTCCCGGCGCTGCTTCATAGCCGTCACTTGCTGCTGCTTCTTTGCGCTCTCAATGCTGTCATACAAAGCCATCAACTTGGCGACTTCGTCGGATTCGATCTTCATCGACTTGAGTCGCTTCTCGAACTGCTCTCGCTCACGCGCGGCAGCAGCCATTGCGCGCTGATCCTCATTCATGTTGAGATCAGCCAACTGCTCCTTCAACTGCTTCTCAATCTCGAGAGCCTTGTTGGCTGCTTCAAGGGCATTGCGCGTGTCCTTAAGCGATTGGATCTCGTCGATCCTTTCCGGCGTGAATCCAGCCGCAGTCAGTTGATCACTTTGCCGCTGTCGGAGGATCTCGCTGTAGTCCTCCTCGCTCATCGATAGCAGATTGATCTGATCGGTGAGATCAGATACGGTCGCCATGTAGCTTCGGTCGATGGCTTGCCGTTCTGCCTTTGCTCGAACATCCTCTTCGATGGCTTGGCGTTGACCAGTCAACGTCTCAAACTCCTGCGCCTGCTCGAAACGCTTGCGTGCTGCTTCGACGGTCGCTTCCTCCAACTGAAGCACCTTCGCCATCTCGGTGATCTGGACTCGAAGCCTGTCGGCAGCCTCCGTATCACCCCTGGCGCGCACGACCGACTCATAGCCACGAAGGTCTGCGAGTTTCTTGAACGTTGAGAACCGCTGATCTTCAGCCTTGGCGAGATCTTGGCTAGACTTGCTGACCGCATTTTGGGCGGATGCCAATTCCGCGAATTGAGCCTGCGCGCGACGGACCTCGTCGGCGGGAAGATCGCTGCCGGCGACGATGGCCTCGAGCTGGACAACCTTGCTCATCTCGGCTGTCCGCTTCTCCTGTTCTGCTGCGGCGGCCGACATGGCCTTCAGGGCTGTTTGCGCCTCTTCGGCGGACTTCTTGATCCGTTCGATCTGCGCTGCGTAAGCAGCCGCCTGTTCCACGGCATCTTGCTTGAAGATTTGATAGACCGCGTACGCCACGCCTCCGGCCAACGTCAGAGCGATTCCCAGCGGTGTCAGCAAAGCGGCGGCCATAGCCTTGCCAACGGAAATAAGTGCAACTCCAATCGCCTTAAAGCCAGAAACGATTGCCGGGATGCTCTTGGTGCCGAGTTGCAGGAAAGAGGTGACTGGCGACAGCACCTCCGGCGATACCCCGATCTTTCCCAAGGCTTGCTGCAAGGCTATAACGCCCTTCGTAGCCTTGCGGAAGTTCGCGTCAGCGCCAGCAGAGAACAGATCAAGTGACTTCGTGGCTCCTTCGAGCTCCGTTCGGTCTACCTTGAAATTGACCATCAGATCGCCGACAACTGCCATCAGGAGCCTCCTGCAAACTTCAGTACCGCCATCATATCAGTTGGCGTTTGCTCCTTGGGTTGATTCAGGAATGGCATGAAATCCGTCACCTTGGCCGGCGGATCCGACGATCGGCGATGCGCGTTGGCATACATACTGGCGAGCATGGCAAACCCGAAGTCGGTACGCATTCCACCGATCGGCTCGAGGCTGTCGTATGCCAGCCATTCCGACAACTCCGCGGCCGTAAGCCGTTGCTCAAGTTCGCCGACCGTACAGCCGAGTGCGAGCGCCAGGCGGAACATGAAACGCCGCCCCGCCCGCTCGGTCAGTTTCCCGCGAGTGCCTCTACGTCCTTTGCACCCATGCCGGACAACTTCTGGGCAGCGTCGAACAGTGGATCGACGATGCGGGCCGGCAGACCAGCCACGGTCTCGACCTCGGAGTCGGTGAACAGCCGAGCGCCATCCTTGTCGCACAGCGCACGAACCAGCAGGCGCGCACGCAGGTTGACGAAGTTCATCTCCTTGTTCGGACCCTTGCCGACGAAGCACGCCGCCTCAAAGGCATCACGTTCGCCGGCGGTCAGACCTCGAAGGTAGAACGGTTCAGCAATGCCGGCAACGACAATCTGCTCGACTGGCAACGTTGCCACGAGCTTCAGGATGGATTCGCGATTCATGTGATGGTCAGTTCGTCCAGGTCAGACTGCCAGTGATGCGCAGGGTGACGCTGGCCTGAACAATACCGTCGACCGCTGCGCTGACGTTCAAGGACGTTACATAGGCGGAGAAGGTCACATAGGTGGCCGCGCTTCCGGTCGTGTCACCTCCGAAGAGCAGTCGCCACGAAGCAGCATCTACGAGGTCGCCACCACTCTTGTACAAGACCGGTCGCAGATAGTACTGCGCATCGGTTGTGACGCCGCCAACCGACTCAAACATATAGATCGACAACGAGATGGTGCCGTTTTCGCGTATGCCGACCGCCGCGGTCTTCGATGTTGTGCCGAGGGAACTGGTGTCAAGTTCGGCGACGCTTATGCCGTTCACCGAAATCGACGTGACATCTCCGAGCGATGCGTAGCTAGTATTCGGCAGTTGGACCTGAAGGGTTGTATTCTGTGCTGCGTATGCCATGTATCAGCCCGTCCAGGTGATTGCGCCAGCGATACGGATCGTGATCGACGCCTGAATGACTGCATCGATGCCTGCACTCACATTCAGCGAGGTGACATATCCCGTGAAAGCCGCCGTGGTTCCGACCCCGGCTGCGCCGAAGCGGAGGGTGAACTTTCGACCATCCGCAGCTGTAGCACCAGCCGCGAAGTTCTTGGGCTCTAGGTAGGTCAGAAGACCACTGCTGCTATCCATGAGGTACATCGAAGCGTTGATCGTCCCATTGTCGACCACGCCAACCTTTGCGGTGCGGCTTGTGTCACCGATGCCCGTTGTGTCAATTTCTGCAACGCTAATGCCATTCATTGAGACATTGATCACCTCGGCGACATCGGTGTTGACAGTGCCACCGGAACCAGCGGTGCTAGCAACTCGAAGAAGGCTACCAGTTCCAACGTATGCCATATCAGTTGCTCCAGGTGATTGCGCCAGTGATACGGATGTTCACGCTGCTGGTCACGGCTGCATCGTTCTGCGCCGAGATCGACACACTCGTGATGAATCCGCTGAAACTGGCAGTAATGTAGGTGCCGCTCGAATTGCCCCAAGTGATCACGAATGCATCAGCCGTGCCTTGTGCTGTGGTGGGAACGAGCGCATCGATGCCGCTCGAGTAATTGGCTGGCGTGAACACCTCAAGCGAAATCGTGCCTGCCGATTCGCTGCCCGTCTTGAATGACTTGACGGAGTCCGTCAGAGTGGTTACATCGATTTCCGCCAGGCTGCTGCCGCCGAGCGAGATGCTGGTCACCTCGCCAATGGCGGTTCCGCCCTTCGTGATCGTCGTGCCGTAGCTGGAGAATGCCATGCCGTGTCCTCGTTAGTTGGAGTGAATGCAAGTTACCTCAACCGACGCGATGAACAAACCGTAGGTAGCACCGTCGGGTGGGGGTTCGTAGGTTGTCTGAATGCTGCTGACCTTGGTGCTTTGCACATTGATCTTGACCGTAGCACCGCTCGTGAACACCTGCGACCAGTCTTGGAAGGCATCCTGAACGACGCGCGCAAGCTGAATCGCGTCCTTCTTCGTGTCCCCCAGACAATCGATTGAAACCACGGATCGGATCAGGCTGGGGATGCCCGAAAGCACCTGATAGGGATTGCTGGTCATCAACTCGTAGACCAAGCACGGACGCTGCTGTCCGTCGAAACGAACCTCCGGGAAGACACGCGGATTAGAGTCTCCGCCGATCTGATCGTAGATCGGCTTGGTAGTCGTTGCCTTGGTGAAGATGGCCGTCTCGATCGACCAGGTGTCCTGCGGCATTACGCTGCCTTCCTTCCGTCGAGTTTAAGGAGCGCATTGAAGTAAAGGCGATAGGCGCGCAGGAAGGCGGCATCCTGCATCGCCTTGAACACGCGCTTCGCCAAGAAGCGGCCTCGGACCTTCTTGCCCGGCGGAGCCTTTTCTCGCCAGTAGTTGGTCAGCCTATGACCCCGCTCGATCAGTCGACCGTAGAAGCTACCGCTCTTGCCCGTGGCTAGAATGCGAGCACCTTCGTACCGCGCTGACTGGAGACTGCCGAGCGGGACGATGCGCAGTGATCGTGCCCAAGAACGGCGAGCATGACCAGGCGATGCCCGCAAGCCGGCGAGCGGCCAATTGCGGTGGCCCCGCTTCTTCTTGCGCGAGTACGGAAGGTCGCTCTTGTATTTCGCCGACATGATCTCGCTCGAGATGGCAACCCGGATCGGCTCAAGAACCTCTGCCCCGATCTGGGCAGCCAAATCCCTACCGATCTCCTTCGACAACTTGACATACTGCGCGCGAAGTTCAGCCATCCCAAATACCGCGATCGCTCGCTTATCGCCTGGCTTTGCGCGGGGCTGCCTCATGTGATCAACTCCCGCACGGTCAGGTTGATCATCTGTGTCCGTTCATCTGGATCCGAGATGCCATCGATCTCGAATGTCCTCGCCCCGTAGATAAGTCTGGCGGTCACCGGGACGTTCGCCGCCTCCTGCGCTCGAAGGATGATCCGATAGCGTCGTACATGGGTCACGCCATCCTTCTCCATCGACTCGCTAGCGCCGGCCGCCTCGAGCGAGCCCCATACGATCAGGCCAGCCGTCACGAATGTCAACACCCTAGCCCCAAACTCATCGACGCTCGTGGTGCGAGTCCAAACCTCGAACGGCTGACGCAGTTGAGCAGCCTTGATGCGAGCCATCACCACGCCCTCGGGACGCTGTAGATACGGCAGAGAATCTCCACGCCGTGCGGTGCCTCCTGATAGCCCTGATCCGCCGCGGCCTCGCGAGCCTGGTCGTACCAGTAGGCCACGGTCATCAGGATCGCCTGCTTGATTGGCTGCGGAACGCTAGCCGCGGTAGCTCCGAAGCCGGCCGTGTACGAGACGGTCACGCTCGTGATGCTCTTCTCGTACCGCGTGTTCGGCCACGAGGTTGCGTTGGTCGGGTTCAGCACGATGGAACTCGGTAGACGGTCGCCCTCGAGGCTGTAATTGGAGGCCGAGAGCGTCTGGGTCGAGCCAGCCTGATCGACGTAGGTGATCGACGAAACCGCGCTTGCCTTGCCGGATGGCAGCACGATCTCATTGAAGGCCGGGAACCTGTCCAGCTTCAGGGTGAATGTCCGGTTGATGAGCGGTCGATTGCACAACTGCTCGATATAGAGACGAGCCGCCGTGATCAGTGACGAGATCAGGGTGTCCTCGCTCGAGTGGGTCACCCTCATGTGTGCCTTGGCCTCGGCTGTCGTGATCGGCTCCGAAGCCGGGCTAGTGGCTTCGACATTCGACAGATAGGTGGCACCATCAATCGTCAGCACGGTCTGCTCCCTTTACAGCCTTGCGCAAGCGTAGTGGTCGCTCCGGTGTTTCGATCTTCAGATCACGCTTCGCCAGGCCGGCGTCAATGTACTTGATCGCCTCCGAGAGCGGCAGCCGAACCCGCATCCCTTCTCCGTAGGCTCGATCTGGAACCGCGAATGCCCGCAGGATGATGATGTCGATTGCTTGGTCCATAGCGTTCGTTTAAAGCCACTAGGAGGCCATTAGAAGCCATCCAAGTTTGACTGCTCCTCGGTAATGATAGAGGGGCGGGCTACGGCCCGCCCCTCGTGTCTAGCCGTTACCTATCGATCAGGTGCCGTCATCCTTCAGAGCGCGGAAGGCATCGGCGCGAACGACCTTCGCGTCGAGGCGCATCTCGCCGAGGTAGCCGATCTGGCCGTTGCCGGCGTACAGCTCGTTCAGCACCTGCATCGACATCCCGGTGCGCTGGGCCAGCACCATGTGCTGGAAGTCACCGATGACCGCGTGGATCTGGTTGCTCACGTCGGCCAGCGCAGGCACAAAGTCGCTGACGTAGACGGGGATGCCAAGCAGACGGTCGGGCGTGCCGGCCTGGAAGGAGGGCTCCCAGAGGTAGGCCGCCGAGGCAGCACCAGAGGTCGTGGTCGTGATCTTCTCGGTGAGCTTGCGCACGGCCGAGAGGAACGACTGGCTGGTGACGATCGCGCAAGTCGGGCTCTTCAGGTACTTCATCGGCAGGCTGTACACCCAAGTGATGAGTTCGTCGGCGGTGAGAGTGCCGTCCGTAGCCAGCTGCGTGGCAGTGCCCAGCGTGGCATTCTTCAAGCCCTCCGGCTTGTTGGTGCCGTTGCCGTGCCACAGCGAGTACTCGATGGACTGGCCGAACAGGCGACCCATCCGGTTGCTCACGATCGACTCGATGCTGAAGTCCGCACCGCGAGCGGGAGCGTCCTGCACGAGTTCGCGAGACACCTTGATCACTCGACGGAGCGAGTTGCCGGTGAAGGTCTTGTTCGTGTAGGTCGGCGTGTATTCTTCGACCGATCCGGCTTCGCCAGCCCAGCCTTCCGTGTCGAACTGGCTCGAGGCGAAGTCATCCTCGAGCGTGAAGTTCGTGGTGAAGGTACCGACATCGATGCGGCGCACCAGGTTGTAGAGCGCCGTCTCGAGTTCGATCGACTTCTGGAGCTGCTGGTAGAAGCCCTGCGAGGGCAGCTGTTCGCCGCTAGCACCGCTAGCCGCACCGAGAGCGCGGGTGTCGTAGTCGCGCTTCCAGCCGTTCTTGAGGTAGTCGGCGAAGCGAGTCTCGTACTGATCGCCGATGATCGGCGAGAACCCACGAACTTCCGTGGCAGCCGAGCGGGTCTCGATGACCTTGACGGTCGGACGAGCGGAAGCCGAGCGGACGTTGAGATCCGCGATCGCATCGCGACGGATCGCGAGCGAGTCGTAGCTCTTCGACTTCTTCTCGTACTCTTCCTTCATTTCTTCGACCTCCTCTTCGGTGGCCTCGTCGCTGTTCATGCCCTCAACGAGAGCACGCATCTCCTCGTAGAGCTTGCTCATGCGCTCCACGATGTCCTTGTAGTTGGCGCCTTCGGCGCCAGTTTCCATGCTGTCCTTCATGTTGTCCATGTCCTTCTTGTTAGTTGCTCACGATCTGCACATATGACTTGGGGTCAATCAGATTGCCGCCCACGCGGACGGTGGCCCGGAGCACTACCTGGCCTGTGGCTGCTGCCACTTCGTTCAGACGCTCGACCTGCACACCTTCGTTGTGCATGGCGATGACGTATTGCTTGAGATCGACGAGCAGCGCAATAATGTCGCCGCTTGCCGAATAAGCGAAATGTGGAGTAAAGTACGCCGGCTTGCCGAGGAATCGAGCAAACGCAGCCATATCTGCATCCGCAGGGGGATGAGCCGCCGCGCTGTTTTCAGACTGGTGCAGGAAACTGCTCATCGATCCCGATCCGAAAATCCAACACGAGCTAGCGAAACCGCTCGCGCGCAGCTTTTCCATAGCCAGAGCTAGGGTCGAGAATTGGATGTGATTAGCCGCGGCGCTTCCAGTATCAGTAACTATTTGAGTGGATTGGATTGCGTAGTGGTACAGCCCTTGGCATTCGCGACGATTTGCTGCCGTCGCATTGAACGGACGGCCATTGATGACCTGGCGCTCGATTTCGCTGTAGAGCTTCTTGGTCAGCAGATCGACCAGCATCTTCTCGACTGACAGACTGCTGGCCGACTCCTCGATCAGTTCCTTTGATACCACGACATTGACACCGACTTCCTTCAGCGGAATGGCGATGCTCTCATAGTTGTAGGCATAGCCGGCTGGGGCGGTTCCACTGATCGTAAATCGAGGCAGGCTGAACGCTGCCGATGCCAAGTCGACGCGCGTCGTTTCCTCGTTGTAGGTGATCCGATTCTGGGTTTCGTCGCTCTCCGAATAGCCAGTCACGTTGAGCTTGTCGCCCGTGACCTTGACTATCGTGCACTTGGACAGCAGGTAGTTCGTGTCGAATCCATCGCCGATGATGTCTGCCCACGAGTCCGGGGCAATCGAGGTGCCGGACTCCGTGACACCTCGCTTTTCAGCCAGCAACTTGGCATCGTCAGACGTAATGCGACGCGCGCCCTGAAGGAGGTATCGGTAGAACGCTTCGCGGTGTGCCTGCTTGAAGTCCATCGTCGTATCTTCTCCGTTTGCTGTCGGTCTCGTCAACGAGGCGGCACAATGCGGAAGACCCGCCGGATCACTCGCCGTGGTGCCTGTGCCGCCTGCCAAATGTCGAATGACCGCGTGTCGACCCGCAGGGTAGCTGCCGGATTAGCCGGGATGGTCACGACGCTCACCTCGACCAGGTCGAGATCCTTGACCATGCGGTACATCTGGCCGTTGCGGTTCTCGTAGGCATCATCCTTCACCACGAACCCGAACGACATGGAATTGACCACGCCAGATCGCACCGCGATCATCAGATCCTTGGCGTAGGAGGTGTCGATTGGGTTGATGCGAACGGCAAGCCCGCGCTCATCCTCCTCGAGTTCGAGCGATCCATTGGTCGTGCGGGCAATTGGCATCGACTGGTCGTGATTGACCAGCGCGACCACGTCGGGCTTTTCGGTCAGCGTTCGACCGAATGCGCCACGAGTGATGATTTCCTGGGCGTGACCGATGGGGTAGGGCGTGTCGAAGGTCGATGCGTAGCCACGCATGATCTGACCTTTGTCAGCCTTGATTACGCCCTTGGATCGGATCTCAATCATCGCCGTCCTCTCGAGACATACGGATCGCCACGCTGATGGGCAATCCGGCCTTCCGAAGTTCCATCAAACGATGCGAGAATGAACGCTTCTTGCGTGGCTTGCCACTCTGCCGCCGTGACTTTGGCCGTGCCGGTTTCTCTTCTTCAACCTTCACGCCCGCTTCTACCAAGTCGTTAATATCCGGGAGACCCTCTGCTTCGGCTTCAAGAGCGAAGAGCTTCTTGATTTCGGCCTTTTCTTCTCTGACCTTATCCGGATCAGGGTTCTTCTTGTACGACCTGCGAAGGTTCTTGATCTTCTTCTTGGCCTCTTCGATCCCCTTTTGAACCTCGAGAGCGCGTGGGGCATCCTTGCGGATTTGCTCTAGGATAGCCTCCTCCCTTTTGGCGTTTGCCTTATCGGCAGCCGCTAACTCGTCATCGGTAAATAACGGCTCAAGCGGCTTACCTGGCATACCATCACTGCCAATAGTTAGTGGATCAGTTTCTTCCTCCCAGTCCATCGCTTCCTGAACATCGTATGGAGACGGGAGACGCTCTGCTTCGGCTTCAAGAGCGAAGAGCTTCTTGATTTCGGCCTTTTCTTCTCTGACCTTATCCGGATCAGGGTTCTTCTTGTACGACCTGCGAAGGCTCTTGATCTTCTTCTTGGTCTCTTCGATCCCCTTTTGGACCTCGGCAACGCGCGGGGCTTGATCGAGTATTCTCTGAATTTCATCCCTCTCACCACTAACCTCTTCCGACGTTCCTTCCGTCTGCCGTGGCTTGCCGCCCTTGCCACCGCCGCCGCCTCCCTTCTTGCCTCCGCCGCCGCCCTTGTCGCCCTCGAACTCGCCATCGCCGTCGCCGTCCTTGCCGGCCTTGCCCTTGGCGCAGTCGTTGCCTTCCCCGAAACCGCCGGCACCAGTTCCGCAGTTTCGGATGATGAAACGGGCCTGCTCGGCCGTGTAGCCCAAGTTGCGGAGTTCTTCAATCGCGTGACGCATCATGCCGGGAGTGTACATAATCGGGTTTCCTTCTCGTTTCGTTTTTTGCTTCCGTTTGTCAGCCAAGAGGCCGCCGGTAAGTGCGTGCACGCAGCCTCCTAGCGGCAATATCACGAGCGTCCTTCTTGATGCGTTCCCAGGCTTCTGCCTCGGCCATCCGCACGATCTCTTCCATTGCTTTCGCCGGCGGACCCTTGAACCCCTTCTTGTCCATCCATTCTTGGAGTGCTGGATTAGCTCCTTGGCTTATGAACTTGCCATTGCTGAATCCAGCCTCGATATCCACATCCCCGAACCGCTCGACGATGACATCGTCGACTACATCCTGCGGGTCGTAGCCGGGGTTAAGTTCAGCGTCCTGAATGTCATCATCCCAAGCCTGACGGTCGGCGAGCGTGTCGACCGTAGAAGGGTATTCGCGGCCTTGAGCGTCTCGAGCATCCTTGCCCTCCTTGGCCTTGTGGCGGCTCATTCTAGGCTCCCCGGGACTGTGGTCATACAGGCCACGCACCCGACGATCCCGCATGGGTCGAGCCCCATCATCTCCGCCTCCGCCGGCGCAATTGTTGCCCGGCTGGAACCCGCCGGAACCAGTGCCACAGTTCCTCGACTCGAGCAGCGCACGCCTGATGCAGAAGCCGCGATAGCGCAGCTCGAGCATGGTGGCAACGTTGCCACGCTTGGCGAGCCGTTCGGCGATCTGCTTCGACCAGGCTGCCCCGGCATCCCCACCCCAGAGAGCCCAGGCGATCCGGCCGGGCGAGGGAAAGTTTTGTCCCGGGGTGAAGCCCTTGCCCTGCTTGTCGACCTCGTGCCGAGCAAAGAACGAGGCCATCCGGCGAACGGTGTCAGCCGATAGTCTCTTGCCGTTGACGATGTCACGCGCCCGGGCGACACCCACCAGTGTGCCGCCACGGTCGTACTTCTGCCGCCAGGCTAGCCCGCGCTTGGCCTCTTCGATCATCCCAGCGGTCGGCTTGAACCCGTCCTCACTTGCCACGACGCTTCCCCTTGGCACCCTTGCCCAGTCTGCTGATGGGAAGATCGCCCATCTGGATAGTCTTGCTGGCCTTCGGCGGTCGCCGTCTAGCCTTCGCAGCAAGTTCGTTGGCGCGTGCCTTCTTGGCGCTATCCGCCGAATCGATGCGCTTCAGTTCATCGCTAGCAGCCTTCAGCTCCGACTCGATATCCCTGATCAACGCACGATCAGGATTCGGCCTTGCCTTCTCCTCCTTCAACTGGAAGTCGAAGTTCGTGATCTCCTTCATCAGCGACGCGCGATCGGATCCTCCGCCTCCTCCGCGGGCACAATCGTTGCCAGGCTTGAAACCGCCGGCACCAGTCCCACAGTCGCGCTTCTCCGTCTCGCAATCGCAATCTGGATCATCGGCGCAGTTCTTTTCGCTGCACATTGAAATTGCAATGGCGACGGCCTGATCCTGCGGGTATCCCTCTTCGATGAGCTTCGGGATCTTCGCATTGATGCACCCTTGAGTTGCATCGTCGAAACCGCCATCCGCCGATGCCATCTGCATCGCTTCAGGCTTCGGCTTCTCCGGCGGCAAGATCGCCGAGCCGGGAACCTGCGGGATCTTGGTCCCGCCCTGCATCTGCGCCGGAGTCCCGCCTGGCAATGCAGCCGGCGCAGGCGGTGGCATCAACTGCTGGTTGATTGCATCCCCGGGCTGGGTGATGTTCGGGTCGACTACGGCGAGATTGACTGGAGCACGAGCCATGTCGCCGCCGTCGATGCGCTGGAGTCCTTCGCGTTCCCGAGCCTCGTTGATCGTCATAAACCCGTTGTTGAGTGCGACGCTGTAGGCGCTGAACCGAGCGCCCATGTCGCCGCGCACGAGAGAATCGAACGAAATGCGAGTTTCGATGGGATCGCCCTTGCGAACCAACTTGCGTGCGCATTCCTCCTCGAGCCGACTAGCCCAGTTCCCGAGGCAGTGCTTCACGAACTCGGCGTTGCCCTGCTCGGTCGATGCAAAGCCACCGCCAGATCCGCCAACCATGTGCTCGGGCACGTTGAAGGCCGCGGCGATTTGCGAGCGCGTGAACGATCGCAGTTCAACGAGCTTGGCTTCCTCCGGGTTCACGCTCACGCCCTGCCACTCGTAGCCGCTCTCGAGGATCGCGACGCGACCTGCGTTCTCGGCCCCGCCCGTGATCGCCTGCCACGAGGTTCGCAGGCGCTTGAGCGCCTCCTCCGTGAGGGTTCCGGCTACCTTGATGATGCCGGCCGGCCGTGCGCCGTTGCGGAAGAAGCTCGCGACGAACTTCTCGGCCTCGAGTTCGACGCCGATGATGTTCCGCACAAGGTAAATCGGGGTCTCGCCCAGCAGACCGTCCAGGCTAGGTGCGCGCAGATGGAAGATGTCGAAGCCTTGGTAGACCGTGCCGAGTCGATTGTTGAACGAGTTCATCACGGTGTAGATGGGGAATCCATCCTGACCGCGACTCACTTCGACGGCATCAGCACGCAACTTGTGCAGCCCGATGACGTTGCCCATCCCATCGCGCTCGATGTAGGCGTAGGCATTGCCATAAAGCAGAGCGTCCAGCAGCATGGACTCACGCCAGATCATCCCGCCCATCAGCGGGTTCGGTTCGATGTTCAGCAGCCGATAGAGCGGGTGCTCCTTGTCCGGTGTCGAATAGCCATCGATGCGCCGGCTGACGCGCCATTCCATCCGGCTCACGTTGGAGCTGATCAGTCGGATGCAGGCATAGACGGTCGGCGACTCACGCGCTTGTTCCGGCGTGATCGATCGACCAGTGTCGGCGTAGTTGCTGATGTAGGCCTGCGCGCCGCCGGGCGGCATACCAATCGGGGTGCGGTCTACAACTGCACGCTCCTCGAGTACAGGAGCGGGCCGACGCAGGAAGGGGAGCCAGTCGGTTAGAGCCACAGGATTCCTCTCTCGGTGTATGGCGTGGAGGTTACCGTCGGCGCGGCATCGATTGCCACCGCTAGGGCCACGATCCCGGCCACAACCGGGTCGATCTTCTCGCTGCTGCGTCGCTTGCTGGGCCGTGGATTGGAGTTGCTGTCCAACTCGACCACGCAGTTAGACATCGCCCAGGTCAGGATGGGATTAGAGTCGTGGCGGAGCTTGTGATTCACAACCGCAGCTTCCCATCGCTTGGTCGGCTCTGCCATGTAGTAGAACGACTGGGGCACTCGCTTCAGTTTGAGCCCATCCGCCTCGAGCTGTTGGGCCAGCCCGCTCGCGTTGTAGGGATCGTAGCCCACCCATTGAACCTTGTGCTCGCCGACTATCCGAAGGATCTCCCGCCGCATGAAGTCATAGTCCGTCGCGTCGCCTGGCGTGAGCTTGATGTGCCCCTGACGAGCCCAGTCAAGATATGGCACCTTGTCCTTCCGCTGCCGGCGCGCTGCACCTTCCTCCGGCGCATAGGCCCATGACCGAACCCAAATCTCATCCTTGTCCAGCCAGACGGCCGTCAGTGCGGTCAGGTCGCTGGTTTCGCCAAGGTCGATGCCCAGATAGCAGGGCAGTCCAGCCAATTGGGCCTCGTCGAATTGGGTCGCACAACTATCCCAGTCGGACATCCGCAGCCATCGATTCGACGCGCTGACGTGCTGGCACAGGTAGTAGGTGCGGAACGGGGTCTCCATCGAGGGTTGCTCCTGCGCCTCCTTGCACTTCTCGGCGTAGTAGCCCTCGTGAACCGTGTGCCCAAGACTGGGCGCACACTTGCGCCATACCTCCGGGCTCGTCCAATCGTCCTCAACGCCAGCCGAGTACACGACGGGCAGGAAGTAGGGATTGTCGATCACCCGATCCCTGATCTTGGTGGCATAGTCGTACATCTCCCACTCCAGGCTTTCTCGCAGGGTGCCGGCGGTAGTGATCGAGATGAGCATTGGCTGCCGGCGGGCACCGACGCTCGTCTCGATTGCCTCCCACAGTTCCCGGTGATTCTCCATCGCGTGAACTTCGTCGGCGATGCACGCGCTGGTGTTCAGGCCGTGCGCGCTCGGAGCTTCGGAGGACATGACCTTGTAGACCCCGGCCGTTGTCGGCACGATGATCCGATGCTGATAGACCTCGGTTCGGCTCTCGAGCATGGGCTCGGCCCGCACCATGCGCTTGGCCGCCTCGAGGCATCGCCCAGCCTGCGCGCGGTCGGCCGCGATCGAGATCACCTCTGGCGTAGGTTCATCGTCCGCGAGCAGGTGATATAGCGCGAGAGCCGCGCCCAACTCGGTCTTCCCGCACTTGCGCGGGACGAGGATGTGAACGCGCCGATAGCGTCTGGTGCCGTCCGGGCGGAGCCACCCATAGGCGTTGGCGATCACAGCCTTCTGCCACGGGAGCAGCACGAACGGCTGGCCGGCCCAGGTACTCGTGGTCAGCTTGCAGGCGCTTTCGATGAACCGGATGACGTGATTCGCCGCCTTCTCGTCAAACACGCAGTTCCCGGCGGT